GGACACTGCTCTCGTCTCGCCCCACTTAAATTGATTTGCCCAAGCATATATAGTTGAAGGTTTAACAACTGTATTAAACGTATCACTTACTTTTTCGGCTATGTCTTTAGCAGGTTTTCCTTCTAAAAATAACTCCATAGCTTTTGTTTTTACTTCTTGTGGTATTCTTTTTGGCATACTATATCCTATTGATAATAAAAACTATCTGCGTCCATTGCACCATAACCAGCATCAGAAACATGTTGGGAATCTATATTTCCTCCTAATGGAGTTCCATCGGAATTTAAGAATCTTGTGAAATCTATATGACCCGCTGTTTTATTAGCTGCCGAAAAACAAAAAGGAACTTTTACAGTTGTGTTTTTGCTTGGCTCAACTTCTTGAAACTTAATTGAAATTTCATCTTTGGTACATACATTAACCCAAATATGTTCCTGTTCGCCAATTGGTTTATACATTTTGTTTTTCATTATCGAACTACTAGTGCGCTGTAGGTCATCTATCTCTTGATTGTATTTACACTCCGTAAATTTACACCAGACAACCGTGCCATATTTAGCTTTAACATCCTCTATAGTTGGTAACTCTTTTGGAAATGTATCTTCATACTTTCGTATTTTTTTCTTTGCTGGTCCAATAAATGCTTGTCTAATCTCAGGGCCTACTTTTTGTAGCCCGCCTTTACCCATCATAATATCTGCTCCTTTTATAGCTCACTATTCTCAAGCTCGCCTAATTGTTTCCGTTTGATCCATAATGCGACACACGCTGCGTCACACCAATCTTGTTCAGTAAAAATATCGCCCCATTTATCGGTAGTATATTCTTTAATACCTTGTTTATTAGCGTTACCTTTACCTAAAATATATTTTTTCCAATGCCGATTATCAACAGGATGACAATAAATATCTCGTTGTGAACAAAGAATTCGTACTCCTTGCACAACTCCTGATATTTCCATAGTTGATCTTGGATTCTGGATAAAAATAGCAGCTTCAACAGCTGCTTCTGTTTCTACTTTTATTTTACTCAAGTCTTGTTCAAATTTACGGGCAATTTCAAGAATTCTTAACGAAAAATCTTTAATTTTACTATCCCATTTGCCCTGTGCAATTACGGTTTCAGTTGAGTCTACTAATACCGCATGGACTGCTTTAGATGAACAGTCAATCCCCATATATACAGTTGGAGGGAAATCTTGAAATATCTGCCAATTACTTTCATTCTTTACCAAACTCTTCCTCTACTATTTCATTCATGTCTAAAACGCAATTGCGTAAATCAGTTACACATTTTCGTAATGTATCTATATCTTGATACAGAACCGCATAACGTAAGCCTCGAATTACAATTTCGGCCTTATTAGCCGCATCTAATAATTCGTGACTATCCAGGGTTTTAAATTGTTTAGCCATTAGGAACTCCCTTTGCTAAACTCCCTACCTAAGCTTCGTAATGTTACAACTCTACTCACTGCATCATATGCAGCTTTGTAGGCATTTAATAATCCGGCTACCTTTGTATGAACAGCTTCTTGTTCAATAATCTCTCGTCGTAATTCTTTTAAACTAGGATAGTTATCAAACGCAGCTCCTCTAACTTCTTCACGAGTTAGTTTTTTTCTACCTTCTGCTTCTCGTTCATCGGCTAATCTAAAAATAGCGGTAGCGTAGCCTTCGTCAAACGCTGCTTCTAACGCACCTTTTTTCGACGTAATGTCGGATAACTGATACTCTAAGTATGCTCGGTAGCCCCCAAACATAGTTAAAAATTCTTCAAGTTTTTTGTTATCGGCATTCATTAAATTCGTAAAATCTAAATCATATTCTTTGGTAACCTCTTTACTTAAAGGCGGTACGTTTAACTCTGTTAAAAAGTTATCTGCTTTAGCTAACGCTTTAAATGGGCTCCATTTTGTTTCTTTATTCTCTGATCTTAACATTTTTCTCTCTCCTACATGGGCAATATCTATGTCCAGTACATTCTATAGGTTGCTCAGTTAAGTTCATAATTCGCAAACATTTATTTGCAATAACTTCCCATTTTTCTGGGTCTTTTTTCATACCGAAGGCTTTAATCTTTTGGTCATTTTTATTCTCATACAACACAATACCATATTCATATTTGCTTAAATTCAAATAAATCTGTAATTGTATAGTATGCTCAGGTTTAGGTTCACTTAATGATGTAAAGCCTTTATGGTTAATAGACTTTAATTCAACAATACTAGCCCCATATGTCTCATGAGTAATTAAGAAATCTAAACGGCCTGATAATGGTGGCATTTCAGATTTAATAGCCAGTTCAGTGCCTAATAACATCTTCATTTTTTCAAAATACTTTTCATATCTATAGCCTAAATAATCACCGCAGTCAAAAATTCGGCGAGATACAGCTGAAATTTCTTCCTGTTTTACCAATCCATGATAACAATTATACAAATATCTATCACAGTCACTTCCAAGAGCAGAGGGGTAAAATACTCCTTGTCTGGCAGGTCGTTGCAGTTCTTTTAAATGCGTATCAAAGCTTTTTAATAACCATTTATCTTGCGAATCATTTACGGTGTTTCGTCTTCCGATAATTTGCTCAATGCCCGCCATATCTCCTCCTGTATATTAAATTTAGTTTGTACTTTTATATGAAAAATATTTTCAATTTCAGGTTCATTTATCAAAAAAGTATCTCTACGTATGTCTCGTTTTTTTAAGTGTCCGTATACCCCATCAGCCTCAATTACAAGCTTTAATTCAGGAATCCAAAAATCAACCTGATAACTACCAAACTGTGTCTGTTGCTCAAATCGAAAGCCTAGATCAGATAAACATTCTGCTATTAAATTTTCTTGTTTAGTGTAATCGGTGGGATGTATATTCAAGAAACTTCTTCCTTTAACTCGTCTATTTTGTCTGGATTATCTATAAATATTTGTTTCAACCCATTTAAACCCATAGCTTTTTCGTCTTTATATGTATACCAAGCTCCTGCCCTAGTAATCAAACCTCTATCAATAGCCTCACGAATAAAGCTTTCTAGTACATCAATACCGCCTGAAACTCTAAACGGCACTATAGCATTACGCCAGTTTTCTCCGCCTACTTTACTTTTGCGTAAGCGAATTTCCATATCAAATCCAACACGTTGTTTGTTCTCTTCAATCCAACCACTTCGGCGTACCTGTAAAAGAAAATGTGCGAAAAAAGTTTGTGCTAAACCTCCAGGCATATTATCTATGGCTACTGGACCTAGACTTGATCTAACTTGGTTAATAGCAACAAACGCTGACCCATTTTTTAAATTTGGTAACAACTTAGGCAATGATGAATTAATAAACCGTGCTTGCCACGCCATTGGGTTGTAGCTAAATTCTTCTTCAACTACAGCTGTTGGTACGAGTCCCGCTATGCTATCTAAAACAATTACATCTACCCCAGCTACCATCATTTCACGTACCCGTTCAAAGGCTTCTTCGCCATTAGTAGGTTGAGTAACTATAATTTTTTCCGCATTTACGCCACATTTTGCAACCCATTCGGAATCCCATGATAATTCAGTGTCTACCCAACCCGCTGTACCGCCTTGCTTCTGTGCATTAGCACATATTTGGCTCGCCAGATAGCTCTTACCGACGTTTGTAGGGCCGTAGAGGAGGGTCATACGCTTTTTAGGTATACCACCCCCAGTAAGGGTGTCTAACGCCGGTATACCAAAGGGTATTCGATCATAGTCAAAATCTTTATCGTTGCCCCTGAAAAAACTTGAGTTTTTAGCAAGTAATTGTTCAATTACTTTATCTGCATTTTCTTTCATAATATATTCTACTCTGGTAAGTCAATCATTTCGTCAACTTGTGCGTCAACTTTCGTTCTAACATACTCCCAAACTTTATCTACTGCTCCACCAATTTCTTCTAATTGGGGTTCAAGCGGTAAGCTAACGTCTATTTCATCAGCCGTTAAATCCACTCTACCGTATTGGTTTGTATCTAGGGGCCCAACTCTGAATGTAAACCCTAAATGTACTGCTATCTTCGCCATCTCTTAACTCCAATCTATATAATTTTCTATTTTTTCTGCCACTACGCTATACTCTTTCTCATAGTCAATTTTTGTAGCCCATGAGGTTGTACAAACTTCTTTATCTACAAATAATGGTATCTCTAAAGTATTCCATTGCATTAATTCTACTATGTTTGGAACAACGATGTCCATCTCGGACTCCTCAACCTCACAAATGATCTCATCATGAACTTGTAATAGCAATCTACTTTGAGTATTTTTCAAATAAGCGTTAACAGCTATTAAGCGTTCATTTAAAATGTCAGCACTAGTGCCTTGAACAAGGTAGTTGACCCCTTTATAGGCCATATCAGCAGGCACTTTGTAAATTCGCCCATACCTATTTTTTACCCAACCCCTAGATTCAACCGTTGATTCTACGCCTTTAATAAATTCTCTCGATCCTTCAATGCTATCAAGATATCGCTTCTTATACTGTGCTGCTTTACTAGAAGTTGTTTGAAGTTGCTGTGCTAACCTCTTTATACCTATACCGTAAATAATACCGAACGTAATACCTTTCGCCATTTGCCTATAATATTTAAACTCTGGGTCATCTTCAGTAATTTCAAACGCAATTTTAGCAGCTTCGCCGTGAAAATCCACATCTGTATTGTGTAATAGTTCATCTATAGCGTTATTTCGTAAATAACTAAGAAAAACCCTAACTTCCATTTGAGAATAGTCAAAGCTTACTAACTTATAACCGGGGCGTGCGATAAATAATCTCCTAATAGCCACTTGTGTGTCGTCTTCCTCATCAAATGACTCGTCGCCCATAAATCCCCAGGTATTTAGAACTTCGTCACTTAGTACATTTTCCGATGTGACTCCTTTAGCCGCAATACTGGACTCTACACGCCCTTTAACGACATCAAGCTCCTCCTCCGACAACTCTATGTCCCGAAGCTTAAAATGGTTTCGAGGAATATTCTGCAAATTAGGTTCTTTACTGCTTAATCTGCCTGTCACAGCTCCCCAATTGCAAAAAGATGTATGTAATGTGTTTTTTTCAATATACGGTGATAAATACGTAGAAATTAATTTATGTAAAGCTCTATGTTGCCGTATTAAACCAGCTAATAAATGGTCAATTTGTGCCAAAGCAGCTGCCGACCATGATTCTTTGCCTGTAGCAGTCTCTAAGTTTGAGTAAATACCAAACTCATGAAAGACCTCCCCCATTTCTTGGGTACTTTTAATATTAAACTCTCGCCCTGCAATCTTGTAAATCTGTTCCTCTACCTCAGCTTGCCTTACTTTAATTTTTTCTATTGCTTTTTCAGCATATTCGGAGTCAATGCTAATGCCAGTACGTTCCATTTCGTATAAAACCTTTGTTAAGTCGTACTGAAGCTCCAAAATATCATTCTGACCACTAGCCTCAATTTTAGCTAAACAGTCAAAATACAATTTATATGTCCAAAAAACATCTTTTTCGCAATACGGACCTAAAATAGTTGGTGGAGCCATTGAATAATCTTTGTTCCACTGATTTTTCTGCAAAATTTTCTTGGTATCAATATCGTATTGCCCTGCATGTGGTCCGTACAACCTAATAACAGTCTTTGTTAACGCTAACTCTCGTATAGTTGTACTAGCTGTAAGCCTTACTAATAACATTACGTCTTTTAAAGCCTTTTGCTCAATATCTAAACCCTCTTTTTCCAAAAACCTCATATCAAATTTAAAGTTATACCCTAATAACTCCGTTCTGCAACTCATAGAAGTTAACAGATCGTCGAGTAAGTACATGGGTAGATTTTCACCTTCATGATGCCTAAAAGGGAAATAATATGTATCAATAGTATTTCCCTTATCTTTACTCACGCCGATACCAACGCCACAAATATGATCTTGCGAATATGGATCTGTGCCGTTGGTTTCAACATCTACTGCCCATGCTGGATACTCAATTAAATCCTCTATTACTTCATGAAATTTTAATTCAGTATCGACTAACATTTAAAATAACTCGTTAATATCAGCTGCTGAAGGCGTTGCAACTGGTGTAACATTTGTAGAAGCATTGTCAGGGGTCCACAGTTCTCCATATCTCTCAAGGAAATACGCTTCTATAGAAGGTAATTCATTTTCAGGTTTTGGAGATTGTAAATCTCTAGTAGTGGGGGCAAGAGTATAAGAAGTATCTTGCATACCAGCTCCTGTACGTTTGATTCTAATAACTCCTTTGTTTAATTTCCCCCAATCATTATAAATATCTGTTAACTGATTAAACACGTAGGAATTTCGCCCATACGATAAATGAATAATTTTAAAGTCATTAACATCTTCTTTATAAAGTTCTTTGCCAGTGGCATCTTTGATTGGCTCCCAACCTGCTTCTCTACCTCGCTCTGATAACGTAGCATGATATAAATCAAAAACATACGTCCAAAAAGCGAATTTTTGTGACGGTGATATATCTATAGGAACAACACTATTATCTACTTTGTCATGGCAGAGTAGGTTGTTTAACCCCCCACCTTCACGCTCCCATGTATACATCTGTACTTGGTCTATATACACATCGTTGTCATCTCCAGTTGCGACAGACTGCAAAAACACTTGGTCCCCATCTCTTAAATAAAGTTCTTGGCTTGGTGTTGATGTTTGCGTATTTTGAGGTCTTTGTATATTGTTTCTTAATTGTTGTATTTTTCGTATTCCACTCATTGATTTTCTCCTGTTTACTTTTTAGTTTACCAATAACTTCTATTGGATATTAATATATCAAGATCTGTTTTACTTCGTATATCCTGTATATCTTTATGTGGTGATGGAATTTTGACGTATGATGTTTGTGCAATTCTTTTTAACCTCCATAATGATTTCTCACGCCCTAATTCTCCAGCTTTATCATTATCTAAGCACAACACAAATTCTTTCGTTGGCAAAGATTTTAATAAATTATATTGTTTGGCTGATAAATGTATGCCTAATAAGGCTACGGAGGGATAACCGTTTTGTTGCAACCACATGGTATCTAACGAACCTTCCGTTATACATATAAAATCTGATGATTTTAATTTATCAGCACCAAATAATAACTGCGACTTTTTAAGTCCCTGACTATACATATATTTTGGTTCTGCATTTTGTCGGCGACTTACATATCCTACTACTGTAGAATCTCTTTCTCTTACAGGAATTATTAGATCGTGGTACACGTTTGTACCGCATCCCCAAGCCTGTAAGAAATCTTCTGTAAAACCTCGGTCATGTATCCACTCTGGGAAATGCCCCTGTATAAAAGACGGCGGTAACTCCGTCTGTTCATTTTTTGTATCCCCTACTGTAGAAACTACGTTTGTAACAATAGACATTGCGTTAGCGTCTAAAAATGCCTTTAGTTGTGTAGCATCAAAATCTAACATCTGTTGTAAAAAGCTCACTAGTGATCCTTGCCCACAGCCCGCAAAGCAAATCCATACACCCTTCTTAGTGTTAATAGAACAAGATGCATGCGTATCTAAATGCAAAGGACACGGAATACTAAATTCTTCCCTATCTATAGGAATATCAAGGTTAGTTGCTAATAACACCTTAACCCAATCTATTTCGTCATTAATAATCTGATGTAAACTCATAATTCTCTAGCTCCTCTATATCACCTCTATTTACATCCCATCTGAAAATAATGTTTCCTGGTAGTAATGCCCCATCACGCACTTTTAAACATTTTACTTTGCGTAAACGTTCGTCGTAATCACCATTACTATCTAAAGTTTTTGACATAGAAAATAAATAATCAGCTGCTTTTAATAACCCGTCCCCAAACGCTACTGTGTTGGCAGCTGGAGGCATAAATTCATCAGGGTTCTCTCTGTTAGCTTGAGTTGATACACATACCGCTACATTCTGTTGAACCGCTATATTTTTAAAAGCCGTAGTTAAGTCGTTGGATCTCTCCCAAGTATGTTGACTAGCAGTAGCTGTATCACTACCAATCAGATAGATTCCATCTATAATAACAAATTGCGGATTATATCGTCTAATTAAGTTCTTAATAGATTGAATGGTAAGCCCATTTTCTCCCATTGTACTATGACAAATTGCTTGGGTTCGTGCATTATTTTCTTGTAAAAATTTTACGTACTCTTCTTTATTTTCAATGGGTTTTAAATTAGCTAAATCCGAATGTAAAAACGCATAGCCTAATTTATGTCCAATAATGGTATCTAACCGCAAACTTAATTGCTTAACAGTCATTTCAGGGCTAATAAATAAAGTACGAGTCCCTGATAACGCCGCAATTGCTGCTAACTCTGTACATAACCATGATTTACCTATGCCAGATCGCGCGAATATTCCAATTAATTCTCCCGGTTTCCACCCACTCCCCAAATTTTGAAGTGCTTTAAATGGTGTAGGAATGCCTACTATACCACCATTTTCTAAATATTTACGTCTATCTTCCTCATATTCCTCTAATCTACGTAT